ATGTCTGTCGTGAAAATGTTATTAACTGATTCGTTATTAAGCTCAGTCCCTGAACCTATTAAACGGATAAATGACACAAAGTTAAGTGGATTTCATGCACGTGTAGGTAAAACACAAAATGATAAAAAGCGCAAAATTGCACTTTACTTAAATTATCGTTTTGGTGGCATCAAAGGTAAACAGCGTAATTACCATTTAGGATACTTTGGTGAGTGCGATTTAAAAGATGTCCGCAAGGAAGTCGAAAGTCTAAAAGGGCGAGTTGCTTTAGGTGAAGACGTATACGAAACAAAGCAGCTATCACTAAAGCAGCAGTTTATCGAAGATACATCACCAACCGTTGAAGAGCTTGCCCAAGAGTTTATTGAAAGAGACATTAAAGTTAACCGAAAAGACGTAGATCCTGTAATGAGAATGTTCAAAAAAGACATTTTGCCCTTTATAGGCAACTATAAGCTCAAAGAGATAACTCGGCGTGACATTCTTAATAAGGTGCTTGATCCAATAAAAGATCGAGGTTCAAATACCCAAGCAAATAAAACACTCTCTATTTTAAAACAAATGTTCGACTTTGGTGTTGAGAGAGACCTTATGCAGGGCAACCCGGTAAGCACTGTTAAAAAGAAGAGTGTGGGCGGTCTTGAAAAGTCGCGAACCAGAGCGCTAGAGTTTGACGAAGTGATTCAAGTTTTTGAACGCTTACCAAAGCTAGGTGTTAGCCAGCAAGTTATTTACGCATTGAAGTGTATTACTTTAACAGGTTGTCGGCCAATAGAAGTTACAGGCGCACAGTGGCAAGAATTTGATTTTGACAAAATGATATGGACAATCCCAGCCGAGCGCGTAAAACAAAACAAAGATGGCGAAAGAACCCATAAAGTACCGATCACTCAAAATATGGTTTTTTTGCTTGATGAGCTGCGGGCAGCATTTGGCTATCTCAATTCTAAATATGTATTTCCGAGTACAACAACGAATAAATCAGGCCCAGGTGAGCAACCAATTGACAGGCACTCACTATCACGCTCTATAAGCCGTAAACTAGAGCAATTAGGAGTACCAAAATTTGTACCTCATGACTTGCGAAGAACGGTTGCTACACGGTTAGGTGACTCTGACATAGGAGCTGATCCCATAGTAATTGAGAAAATACTCAATCATCAATTACAAGGTGTGCAGGGCGTTTATAATATGCAGGAGTATATGGAAGCTAGAAGTAAAGCTTTGGAAGAGTGGGGGAATAAGATTAGTTCGTAGCTATATATTAATATTGTGCAATTTACCCCGCGCTTATATATTTATGCCGATTTAATTTAATAGATATACGATATTGAGTAGCTGGAATGTTAGTAATTATTACTTTGGTTTATTAAACAAAATGTATGGAATAGCTTTTAAAATTCATGTGATCATTGTTTTAGCTATATCCAAACTCTAGATGTACTTCATTTACATTATTTAGTAGTGCTCCTCATTTGAATAAACTTTTAGATGTTGTTTGCTTAAAATCAACCCAACTTATAATTTAGTCTTATTAAGTGCATTTATGTTCACAATGATGTAGTCTATTTTTAATTTAGCGAGTAGTATATTTGCTCTAATTAACAATATGATTCCAGTTATAATCATAGACTTGAAAGCTAAATTTTGAAGTGTATAACCATAGATGCTTTTTGATAAGTACCATGGTGGGAGAAAATAACATAAGGGATAGTGAGAAATTGATGATGGTAGATTTGCATAATAAAAGTATTCTTGTTTCTCGGCTTAAGAAAGAGAAAAATGGTGTGACATTCCTTTTGGGATCCGCATTTAGTCAAATTACTAATGGAGCAGGTATTCCAAATGTTGATGAGGTGCTCAAATTCATTGAAGATTTTGCCAATGAAAATGGCTTACTTGATGAATATTGTAAGGTGTCTCAGACCTTCTCTCCTCAGGACAGATACCAGAAATCTTTTAGTTTAATTGCTGGTCTATGTGGACAAGATGCAATTAACGAAATTATTAGACGGGTAGTAGAAAGTAACTTCGATGAAGATGGAAAACAACAAATTCCTCAAGCGGTTAAGGATTTTGTTTCGAGTGTTAAAAATAAAAACTTACATGTAAAAAATATTATTACTACAAATTTCGATACACTCTTAGAAGAAGAGTTTACGAATCAAGGAATACATTTTAATTCTTTTAGCATTGTTGCTGACACTCAATTAGATGATGAGATTAATAGCAATATTAATATTATTCATTTGCACGGTATCTGGGATAGAGGGGATTCTATGCATACAACCTCTCAGTTAAATTCAGTCCGAGATCGTACCGAAACCTCGCTTCAGGAGCTAATTAGTAAGCAAACTATAGCGATCCTTGGATATAGTGGTTGGGACGATAGCTTTACACGCTCTTTAGCGTCTACGGTGATAAATAATAAGTCAAATTATAACCTATTATGGTGCTTCTTCGAAGCAAATGATGCCGTTATAGAAAAATATCAAATTGCTTTATTCAATAAATTAAAAGACGCAATAACTCGTGGGCGCATAAGCTTCTTTAAGGGGATTGATTGCAACGATGTTTTTAAAGAGCTTTCAGCAGTAACCGAACTAAAAAAAAAAGAAATGCTGAAAAAGAGTTAAGTAGAAGAATTATAGAAAATGTTAACTACTACGACGTCGAAAATAGGGGGTATAACCGTAAAGTCAGAGAAAGTATTAGGCGCAAATCTGTAGATATTTTAGCTAAAGAAAATGCTCTATTTATTAGAGCTCCTCTTGGATACGGTACATATGATTTCATATCATCATTACAAAGTTTGGTTGACGGCAATAGAACCAAATGTTTACGAGTAGACTGCTCTGAATTGATCTCTAAGAGTCAAATTGAGCATCAAATTAGTATCGATACTGGTCAATCCATATCACAGCTCACATACCTATTAAATACTAAAAGTGAAGATGTTCATTTTATTATTTTCGACAAAATACGTGGAAATATGAATGTCGATGCTTTGATATACCTTTACAACTTACCGAGCATGCTTACAATTTTTAGAAAAAATTTATTTTTTATTTTTACTTCTAGTGTAAATATTAAGCAGTTTAGAGGGGTTGAGGTTGAATTGGATGCTATGAGTTTGCTCGATACAGAGCTAATTCTTTATGATAGATTTGAACAATCTCATTTTACATCGACTCAAATATTTCAAATACACGAACTTTCTGAGGGTGTAGTTGATAAACTAGAACAAATAATGGACTTTTTATCAATTAGCTCAGTAGAGGAAGTATTGTTACATGATGATATTTTTGATGATCAATTTCACTTAGAGCACATCCCTAAAACGATGCTTAATCAAATTGATGTTTTGTTTTCAGATTCATCAAAAGCACTAACTCTTAGGATGTTAAATATTCTCTCAATCCTTAAAAATGGGGAAACATTAACAAATCTTAGAAAAGACAAAATGGGTTTGGGTCTTAATCCTAAGAACACGCAAGAACTTATTCGATTTGAATTAGCCACAACTATCATGATTGATAGTTCATCAATGCTAATCAAAGTTAATCCTATAATAAAAGATTATATTCTTAGTAAAATATCTCGAGAAGAAGTTGTAGAGATTTCTAATGCATACTTGAAAGTTACATTAATTGAGACTCAAAAAGGTATAAAGCTTAGCTCAATCAATCGTAAAATATACCAGTCTGGGTATAATACTGAAGAAGATAATACTTGCACATTACTAAATTATGCTCTCAAAGCTTGTCAACAAGATATTGAAATAAATAAAAACACAGGGGAGTCTAATGAGATGAACCTGAGAAAAATGAATAAACTTTCCTACTATAGTAATTCTTATGTGTATATTCTTAGAAATTCATCTCGATTTGCTGAGGCTATTTCGGCTGTAGAGAATTTAATAGAAATTATTAAAGTCGTTGATGAAGGTAATCTATATAAATACTATGAACATATTGCTTCTTCGCACCGAATAAAGTCTAACTATCTTGAAGCTGGGCATTACTTAGATTTATGTGAAAAACTTTGTCCTAAAGAAGATAAGCAGACTTTAGAAAATATCTACACTGAAAGACTTTACTTATTGGAACAAAAAGATTTGAATGCGGCTATTAGATTAGCTAAAGAAAATAAAAATAACTACCATAAAAACTCTATCGCTTACATATCATCAGAAGTGATACTTGCTGAAAGTAAAGCGAGTGACTTGCGGATTCGAACGCTAGTTAAGCTAGAAAAACGTGCAAGAAATTTTGGTTTTAATACTTTGGCAAATAATATTCTATTTACTATTAATAACGATCGAAGTAACGCTGAAAAAATAAACAATCTAGATAAGGCTATTAGGTCGGATAACAGCGCTTACAATTTTTGTCGAGCTACAGTATATAAATACCAAGCGTATATTGAATGTGAGATGATAGATAGAATTAAAGATTCAGATATTGGTGAATTGCTGAATATTTACAATTATTTGTACAGGCAAAAGTTTGAAAATTTGTTTAACAAATGCCATAGAGTACTTTGGAATATTGCAGAATACCATCAACGAAAAGATATCATTCATTTAATTTTCTTCAAGGGAACTATTGTATGGCGATTAAATTCAGATCATGAAAGAGAGAAAAAGTATCACTCTTTATTTCAAGGGTTTTCACAGGAAAAACTAACAGTACTGGACAACTGAGTATATAAAATAATTATTCAATTAAATAAAGAGCTGTATAGCTAGGGCATGCTGATCTTTTGTGTTTAATTTTACAGCTGTATGTTTGGTACTTGGCAAGGCAGAGTCTATGTTGTGTACTCCCCATAAATAAGTGATAACGCGGCATAAATAAATTGCGTACCAAACATGCGCTACCCGAAAGGTTCTCTTGGGGCGACTAACTCTTTGTTACTAGATTTTTACTTAGCCCACTAGGCTACAAATTTCACGCCGCGATTAAATTGTTCCTAGATTGAATGAATTTCAATCTACAAAGATCAACACGAGCAAGTTTAATTCAAATCATATTTATTTAGTTCTTTAATTATATCTCAAATAATGCTCATATTATCCTTCTACGCTTAGGATTATTGGAATAAATATTTAAGTTCATGGGCTTATACGAATAGATCCATTTTGTAATTATCAGATCAAAGCTGGTTCAAAAAATGATCATTAATCTATCTCAGATAAACCTCAGTAATCTCAGGTCTAAAATGCCCCATTTCTTGTGAAACGGTCTCTAATGCTATTTGATATGGATATTGGTTAAGTATCAGCTCTAATAGTCTTTCTTGTGCGTAGCTGTGCCTTAGGCCGTGAGCGCCATTGGAAAAAGAGATAGTTCGGTTTGATGCTTTATTAAATGAATCAGACCACTTTTTGCCACCTCCAATATCGTAGCGCTGTAAGTAGTTTATTTTTCTATCAACAACAGTGACAGGTTGTTTAAATTTACGAAGTTCTAATTTAGCTGATAAATCGTGGGGTATTAGTACTTCGCGTGTTAAGCCTCCTTTTCCTGTTACGGTATATAGCACACCGTTTCTACCAGACCATTTTGAATCAAAAGCTGGTCGTTTATCTGCTTTGCGCTCTTCAACTTTGGCTATGGTCAATAATTCATGCGCACGAAGCCCCGAAGAGAGTGCTATTTGCGTTGATAATGAATATTTAGATGTTTGGTGCTTACTTATTGTTTGTGCTTGCTCTGTAGTGTAGGCGCGAGATTTAAGAATTTGCTGATTAATTGATTTAATAACAGGGAGTGTTTGCTTGTCTTTAAGTTTGCCGTTTAGCCTCATCATTGCTTGTATAGCTTGCCGCTCCATATCCAGTGACTTTTGACCTACTATTTCTTTTCGGTAATCTAAATAATTGAGTGCTTGGTCTATTGTCATTGCCTGAATACCGTTTATGCCAATATCTTTAGCCCATGAAGCAACTGTGCTAAGTGATTGCTCATAGTTTCTGGCAGTTCCAAGAGACTTTATAAGCTTACTTTTTGTAAGCCCTTTTATGACATTGTGTGCTTGAGTTTTTGGTTTCGCAAATTTAGCCATGTTTTTTAATCCATCTTTGAATTGTTGACCAATGAGCATTGATACCTTTACGCTTTAGCCAGCGCTGAAGCTCGACAATGTTAGACCCTTGCTTGTAAATTTCTATTAGCTCAAATTTATGTTTATCAAGCTTAGATGCTTTTTTACGGTTTCCAGCGATTAGCTTGCTTTCAAATTTTAGTTTTTGGACTTCGATTAGGGCATCGAATTTCATGGGATCACTCCAGTCGTATTAAGGTTGTAAGATTGACTGGCAATAAAGCTCAGCGGCACTTAAGCCTATTCGCCCCTGTTTTTCGCACATGCGAAAGGCTCGGACTGATCTCGCCTGATTATTAACCTCATTTCTACGTGTTGTCAGCAGCTGGAGTGCGCCGTTTTTGGTTGGTTACTACCTTTGAAAAGATAGTATTTACCTCGTTACTACGTGTTGAAGGCAGCTGAATAGCGCCTGTTTTTTTCTGGCTCGTTAGAGCTTCAGTAACAATAAGATTACCACTTTAGAAATATTTTTCAATCTGCAAATAAAACCTGCGTATAAGAGTATGAATGTGTTGTCCCCCGCTATGTGTAAGCCGATTTTCGGCTTCGACATAGCGGGGGACAGGGGCGAAGCCCCAATGTTTAAAGAGAGGCTATTGCTCATGATGCCTCTCTTTAAAAATGAATTTGCTATATGTTGTTAGAAAATAAAGCTTTGGTATTCTTAGAGGTATTTTAAAGCATGCTATTTGAAACTATGATGAGAATAACCAATATAATAATTACTCCATATATGGCGTGGATTCGATATGTTATTTTTCTCAGTTTATCTATGCTACATATTAGCTCTTCTATTTTTTCTGTTTTATCAATAACAACTTTTTCGATCTTTTTATTCTTACTTTCTGTTTCTGAATGAGAAGCTATAATGCTACCGCCAGCGCCGGTACAAGAAAAAAGAGCTAAATTTTTGAAAATTTCAAATTGTTGGGCAAAGTATCCATTCATATACTCACTGAATACCTCTGGGATTACTGCACCCCAAAAAATCCCATATAAAATTAAAAATATCCCTTTTAGAAACTTCTCAATATCATGCTCTAAAAGTAATATGAAAGGTATTGTAAAGCCTATTAAAAGGGATGGATATGCAATAAATATCCATCCTTTGAACAAGCTAAATGGGAAGATAATTAAGCCGATAAATAGTGAAATATACAAAATTAATTTAACTCTTACTGCTTTTTTCATAAATATCCATTCGGTTAGTTTATTTTTTAAAGTGCAGAATTAAATCTACTAGTGCATCCTCTTCACAGTAAAAAAAGGCTGTTGGTACTTCTAATACTTTAGCTAGTGCCCGTACTGTTTGAAAGTCGGGTGAATGCACGCCTTTTTCGTACTGATTCATTCTAGGCGACGCCGCGAATTGATCCATCCCTGCCAGTATTCCTAGTTTTTTTTGCGAAAGTCCTTTTGCTAGTCTTGCCTCTTTTAGCCGTTTTGGAAACGGTGAACCATCATTCGTTTTCATTATATTTAATTCTTAACTTGAAAACTAAGAGTTTCTTAGCTTTAATGTGCTCACGATACTAAGGAATACTTAGATAGAGGCGAGTGAAGCAAATGTTGTGGAAAGCAGTTAAGTTTATAGGAGCCGTTACGGTTGATATTTTACTGGATGTTGATGATAAGTCTGAGCAAGATAAGTTCATTGATGAATACAATGATGGAACTGGAAATGTCGATCATTGCGGTGATAGCTACACAGAGCAAGAAGCGCGTGACGCTCATAGCCGTGGTGAGTTCTACAAATAGTTTTGACAGTTGCTTTTTTAAGTGCAATTGTTAGGTGGGTTTTTACACAAAATACAGGCTACGCAGTTGAAAAGCTGCGTAGTTTTTTTATGATTAATTTTAATGTTTACGCATTTTTACCTGCGATTGATTTTTTATATATTAAACTGCAAGGTCAAGATAATAGCCGTGATAAGTTATTATCAATTAGAGATAACTTAAGTAAGCTTAATGAAGCACAAGTACTTAGTGAGCTACTTACCTTAGACTTTATGTTTTACGATTATAGTAATGAGCAATCAGAGGTTTGGGATATACAATTAGAGTCTTTTTCATCGTTTTATAATCGTTCAGAAAAAGTGAAAAAACGCGATAATTACTACCCTGAGGCACATGTTCAATCAGTGTTTAAGTGGATGCTTATGCTTTGTGATGATTGTAGTAATAGTTTAAAAACCCATCGTTCAGTAATTCATTAAACGGCAAAAAAAACTTAAAGGGATTTATTATGAAAAGAATTGGCGATTTAGAAATTTACGTAGGTACTAAAGAAGAATATGAGCTTGCCAAATCAAAGGGCATGAAAATTGTTTGTGCTTTAAACAGAGCAAATGGTCATGTAACTCACCAATCTGTTGTTGGTTGGAGTGGCAGGGGATGCAACAAAGATAACCCTTACTACTTATTTAAAGAAACGGAGGAAGCGATTTATTTAAACATGATTGATGGTGATAACCCTGCATATGTAAGTAATGAAATGATCGATCCTGCGTTAGGCTTTATAAAAAGAGCTTTAGACAATGAAGAAAAAGTATTTATCTATTGCAGCTTAGGTGAATCTCGAAGCCCATCTATTGCTTTAATGTATTTACTTGAAAACGGTTTAATAGATAGGGAAGGCGCGGATAAAGTATTTCGTGAAAACTACTACAGTGAATATAAGCCTAAATTTGGAAACTTGGGCTACATTCAAAAACGGTGGTTATAAACAGAGTGTTATAAAGTTCAATACCCGTTAGAGGCTAAACTCCTTGATTTATACTCCTAAGTAATTTAAATTTATAAATAAGCATATGTTATATGCTTATTTATAACGCGAAGAAATTTCCCTATTTAATTAAGTTCAGTACATTCTACCTATCACTTTCACAGTGAAAAAACAGGCGCCTACGGGCTGCCTTCAATACGTAACGAGTTACATACACGTATGTGTATGCAATTAAGCCATATCTATGTGGCGCATTTCTTCGCTTCTTTAACGTATTGGAGATTGTTATGCCTGGATATATTACCGCTCAACAAGCAGCTGCTTATTTAAGCTGTTCTACTCAACATATTTATAATATTCGTAATAAAAGTAAAGCCGCTTTAAAAGCGGGGGATCAGCAGTTGGCTAAAAAACTTTCGCCTGAAAGTATTAAGTTAGGTAACAAACTACTATTTGAAAAGTCGACTTTAGATACTTGGCTTCGAAAGTATGGTGACCGCACATAGCTTGCTAATATGGCAGGCATAAAAAATTATACTTCTTGCCTGCCATGTTGATTACTTTTGACATAGGTATTTTTATTATGAATTTAGCATTACAGCCATTAGTGGTTGAGAATAAGTGTGCTCAGTTGCTTTTAACCCAAAGATTATTTCAAACCACACCACCTAGAACACTTAGTGCAGATATAAAACATGAAGCACGTTATAGGTATGGTGATTTAGCGTTAAAAACTCATAAATATATTCAGATAAACCCTAAAAACATCGTGTTTTGGTTGGTTTTTGACATTGATGATGAAAACACTTTCAGCTGGGAAGATAAGTTATTACCGCCACCGAATATAATTGTAAGTGGTTTAGACCGAGCTGATAGCTCTAAAGTAGTTGGTGGTGCGCATCTATTTTATGCAGTGCAATTTGTACCTTCATCAAATGCATCGCGTGAAAAACCTGTCAGGTTTTTAGATGATGTAAAAAAAGGGATGACATTGCAATTAGGCGCTGATGCAGACTATTACGGCCCTTTGAGTAAAAATCCTTTAAATTCAAGTTGGAATACATCTTTCCTTCATGCACATGAATACAGTCTAAATGAATTAAATAATTATTTAACAAAGGTGACAAAAAAACGCCGATATGACTTTGATTGGTCTTTGGTCGCTGAGTCGCGAAACTGTATGGTATTTCATGAACTCAGATTCATAGCATATGAACGCATTAATTATGCGAAAGAAAATTGGACATATGAGCAATGGGAAAGTCATTTATTTAATATTGCTCAGTCGTGTAATGAGTTCAGTTCGTCAGACCTTCCTAAAATCCACCCATTAAACCACTCCGAATTGAAAGGGATTGTTAAGAGTGTGGCTAATTTCACTTGGTTTAAATATAGCTCGTCAAATAACCGTGGGAGAGCCGGACTATTTTTACTGCAAATTAAGATCGTAACTAAAAAACTTGCTCAACAGCAGGGGGCTAAGTTTACACACAAAGCACGTAGAACAAACACAGAGGAAAAAATCACTAAAGCAATAACGAAGATACAAAGTGAAGGGAAAAAGCCTTCACAGGTGCTTATAGCCAACGAAATAGGAATGACTCGACAAGCTGTTGCTAAATATAAACATCTACTAGAAATATGTTAATTATGCTGCACATCAGGGTATTAGGAAATAAGATAGGGCATGATGTTACATATTAAAGTTATTTATTTAATAACTACATATGAACGAGCTGAATTAGCTGTAAGTAGTGAAGCTACATATATGCTACATGTATTAATAATATTTAGTGTGCGTGTAGCAATATGTATTTTATTTAAATTATAAGTACTTAATATTTAAATAAATTAATGGTCGGTATGGAGAGATTCGAACTCTCGACCCCTGCCACCCCATGATGTGACGCTATATCGAGTTAAGTTATTGTAATTTATACATTATAAATGCAATTAACTGATTTTATATACAGTTAATTTTGCAATTTTTATCATTTTTACAATTCAATAAAATCAAGCGGTTAGAGCGCTTGTTACAAATTGAGTATTTACGTTATCAGTAAAACTTAATATAAACAACCCATTAGAAAATCTTAATCAAAAACCTCACTTTCCTCAGTAAGCTAGTTTACCTTTCCAAACTCGCTTATTAGACTTATACTGTATAAATAAACAGTGTTTTATTTTGGTGTGTGTATGTTTGTTATTCCTATTTATATTGAGGCGGGTATTACTGGTTTTGAATCGCCGGCAGCGCAATATAAAGAGCTGGGCTTAACTTTGGATGAGCTACTTATTAAGCATCCTGATGCTACCTTTATAGGTTTAGCGTCGGGGCAATCTATGCAGGGGGTAGGGATATTTGATGGCGACTTGTTAATTGTTGATCGTGCTGTTGATGTAAGTACAGGTGATATTGTGGTTGCCACTTACAATGGCTGCTTTGTTTGTAAAATAATTCATAAAGAAAAGCGTTTGTTGCAATCGGCCTCAGATGACTACGCACCAGTGTACATATCACCCGAAGATGGCTTTTGCTTGGAAGGTGTGGTTACAAGGAGTATTAGGTTACATAAACCTTGTGTAGAGTTTGATAAATTGTAAGCGTCAGTGTTTTTTAATTTATATCAAGTGAGACACCAGCATTTACAGCTAACTTATCAAGAATTTTTGAGTTTAGTGGCCAGTTGTCTATGAGCGTATGTGTTCTTTTTATGATCAAATAATAAACATAAAGCACAATGCTTTGTGAGTATAGAGGGTTAGAAGGAAGATCTGATTTTATCTCATCTATAAGGTGAGGGTTTTTATCAAGTGTTCTTTTAACATCATGTATAGTATTTTCAGAAATATAACTATCAAATTCGTCCAAAATAACTAAAGAGGACTTTTGAGCAGGAAGAGGTAAAACTTCAGTGTAATCAATAAACAGTTTATCCAATTCATTTTGTAAGAAGTGCTTATCAGCAGAGGATGAGCCTAACTTATTATGAACATCTGAGAAAAAATCATCGGTAGTTTCTATTAGAGCCATGCTTTTAGCTACGGTTCTATGTACATCATGTTGCACAAGAGTTTTTGCTTTGTAAACAGCATCATGTGTTAGTTCTGCATATGCATGTTGAAGAAGCGTTCTAATCTGAATCTCACAGGGTGTAGATTTTTTTATAGTTATATTGTCGCTGATGATTTCATTTTTTGCTTTAACAACATAATGAACAGATTGATAAGTGAAAAGTAGAGGCTCTTTAGCTCTTTCAGAACTGAAATGACGACACTCCTTAAACTCCCAATTCGGATTAGATTCAATAATTTCAGTTATGGTTTTGATTTGATCAATTAACAAAACAACAAATCTGCAACCAACTTTATCTTCGATTTCATTATACGGATCTTTGTATTCTTTTTTTCTATTAAATGCTTTATCTAATAAAGAGTCTTCTGTCTTGAGGCGTGGAGTAGTCGGCAGTTTTAAGAACTGTGATAAGACTATGTTTTTTTTCTCTAGGGCCCCACATATTTCAGAAACAACAAATTTACCCCATGCATCGTACATAGGGTTTTCTTTTCTCCAAATAGATAAGAAGTTTGTTTCGTTCATTCTTGAGATATAATCTTGTCTTTAATAATAACTTTGGTCCAATTGACACTCATCTCATTAGAGTCCTTTTTAATCGATTCAATACTTATATAGTTTTTAAATACATCAGAAGGAGCTGTGATTTTTACATTCTTACTGAATGAAAGTTTTCGAGTTTTTAGCTTACTTTCAATGTGCCTTATGTCTTTAGTAAAAGAATTAGTCGGGAGCCCAATATCCTCTAAATAATCTGAAAACGTATCTCTATCTTCAAGTTCAAAATATCTATTAGCAAAATCTTTAGGGTTAATTATATCAGTATTTTCATACTTCAAATATGAAACTAGGGCATTTCGAAGATCATTTCTTTTTTCTTCTGTTATATCTAACTGATTCAAAAATTTTGCAGTTGCCTCAAAGAACTCTTTTGTTGTACGTGCACTACTTTCAGGGTAACCACATCCAAGGAATGTAGAATAGAAGTACTTTGCAGCCGCTTTACCATCTGTTTGACTTATTTGGGAATCAGAAACTAAGACATCCCATTTTTCTTTTAAGCTTTTAGTTTCATTTGGTTTTGTGAGCATGAACACGGCTGTTTTATATAGCTTTGTTGCAGGTGTTAATAACGCTTCATGTACCAATCTAAGAGTAATTTCTTGGGTCAGTTTATTCATTTTTTTTTCATAAGCACTATATACTTCAGCTTTCATCAAACCGATAAATGTTTTTGCAGGAATACCACCAAATGTACCTCGAAAAACAACTATTATTCCTCCCGGTATACTTTTTCGCTGTTGTGCAAATGTTAACCTTTCAGCTACATCATATGATAGATCTTTGAAGTCCTTGTCATTTGCAGTGCTAAGCTTATCAATTATTGATGGTAAATCACTTTTATCTTGATTAACTATGTCCATTTCCACTGCTTTAGAATTAGAACCTACAGCATTAATAAATCTTGACTCAAAAGTCTCCATCGCCTCTTTATCAAATTTAATGAATTCATTACTTCTAGTTGGTTTAATTCGAGTCTCACTAGCCTCCCTTTGATGGACTTGATGTATCATGATTTTATCGATTTTAATTTTTATTAGTGCCATTAGGCTCACCATTCTTATTAATGTTTTTATTGTCCAGAGAATGTGCAGAAGGAATGATTATTTTTCTCCATTCATTACCATCTTTTTCCCAAATTGATTGATACTTTTCGAATAAAAGCGCTATAGAACAAAATTCATTCTGTGATTGTCTGTAGCGTAATTCATTCATTAATTGATATAAATCTAAGAGCGTCGTTTTTTGTCGCATCCATAGTTTCTTGTAGTCAAAAACAGCCATCCAACTGTTAACGACAGTTAAAATAAAACCTAAAATTAGTGCCATGTTTTTTTGCAATTGTCCCAACTCTTCTTTTAGGTCTAAGCCTAAACATAACGTTATCGCCGCTCCCATAGCTATGGATAGTGCATTACAAAAATATGTTTTTCGTTTGTTGACTTTCACTTTAGATTTTAGAGTTTCTATACTTTTAGATATTTGTTCTTCTAAGTAGGCGAAAGATGAGTTGTGTGACACTTTCTACTTCCTTCATATTAGGTAAACTGCGTTAGAATTGAAGTAAGGAGGGTATAAAAGATTATGTATTCAAGCTTCCTTACTAGAATATTTGTTATATTTGCATTTTTAATTTTTTTTGTAAATTAAATATATTCTGTATATAGGGCTAATCTTTAGTTTTGATTAGATTTTTAAACACCTCGATACAAATTAGTGGAGTTTCGCTTTTATAGCTTAGTGCTTGTGATGTAACTTGCTAAAGAATGAACAATTTTCCGGTTATGATTTTATTTTTAATCTTGCTTTAGGTGGCTTAGTGTCTTAAATTTAGATAAATTGTATTTCTAGTTGCAGGGATAGCATGGCTCGTAGAAAAAATAACACTTCAGAATTTTTAGATATGCTCTTCGAAATAACAGGCCATTTTTGGCAAGTTGGCGCATTTATTTCAATGCTTTTGTGGTTACTGACTGGCTATTTACTTAATTGGGGATATGGCCTACATACCAAAGAGCACACAACTGTAATTACTTCATTATTTGAGACGTTTTCTGTCATTTTTTATATTCCATTTCTTCTAGCTCTTTTTTTTGCTGTGGTGTTTTCATTTAAGTCTTATCAAACATTGAAAGCTCAAAATAGCTATTAAACAAATATAATGATCGTGATAAATTGGTCGAGATTCCTTTATTAATTTTACATATTTAAGTGAGCATGATGAAAAAATTCAGAGCATTATGGATAATGTTTGGTTTAGTGGCATTAATACAAGTTACTCTTGGACTGGTTATTTATTTTGAACTGCCTAATTGGGATGCTAGAAATTCCTTTGGTGGTATGTTTGGAGCTATAAACACTTTATTTACTGGGCTTGCATTTTGTGGTGTTATTTATACGATTGTCCTTCAAAGTAAAGAGTTAGAATTACAAAGGGAAGAACTAAAATTGACCCGTGATGAATTATCAAACCAACGAGGGGAGTTACATAGAGCTGCAGAAGCCCAAGCCAAACAAGCTGAACTAATGTTTCAAACCGCAAAAATCAATGCAGCTAGTGCGCGTTTAGAAGTAGCGGCTACTATGTATGTAAAAAATAAAAATATACCTAAAAGCTATAACATGAACGAAAGCCATGATTCACGAAACGCTCTAGCTGATGCTTATAATGATCTTATGCGCTTGTATAGGGGAAAAAACGATTGATTAGCACTTTGTTGTTCTGATTAATAAAAATTAAAACCCGCTGATTAGCGGGTTTTTTTATGGGCTAGCGTTTGTGGATCATTCGGCTTAAGCGTTCGTTGGCGGCTTTGGCTATTTGGGCGAGTTGGTAGGGTTGTATTTTCATACTTTCTCGTAGGACACCGGGGATTTTGTCGAATGAGGTGACCATATCATCAAGCGCGAGTGCTTGGGTATGGGTGGTTTTGCCGTTCTCTATTGTGAGCATGATTCGCTGGTAGTCCAGTGGGCTGGGTGTTTTGGTGATGGCCTGTTGTTGGGCGTCGAATGCGCGAATCACTTGTAGATGAAACTTAGGGCTTATCCACATGGCATAGGCGTAAACCAGTTCTTTACAGCCAAATGAACCTATACCACGCAATGTTTTAAAAGAGTTGCCCATATCTGGGCAACTGTTAATTTCAGTTATTAAATCTTGCGTTTGCTCTAAGCGTAAAAACCTATCGGGGCGGTGCTTGCCCTCACTGCCAGCAGCTTTATGTAAATCATTTAATGAGTAAAGCCCGTCATGTAAACGGATCTGTTTTGATAGAATTGATAAATTAGTCATATTTGACTCCGTAGGTAAGTAGTTTTAAACCCATCACCAAGGATGCCAATCAGATGGTGGTGGGGTGAACCGAGTTGGCATACCAGCTACCTACGGAATACTGGCGCAACCGAAGTTGCCACAGCCCACCCCACCATAATGAAATGGAGAGCATGCACAAAAAAACACGCTAAATATTAGGGCGTGTTGTGCTCCGCAAGTAATTTCCGAATGCCAATTCGGGAACCAGATTTTGCTGGTACGCGCTAAGTATGGGCTGACTGTTATTTTTTGTCAATATCATGGTTTATTTTGCCGTTGCTGGTTTAGCTTAGGTTTACCGTTAAATTAGGCACTTGCACCCATTCTATTTGCTTGCCGAATTCGGTGTAGACTTTGGTTGATTTGCTGTCTGAATGGCCCATTCTAGTTTGTGGATCCCAGCCTTGGGCTTTTATTAGGCGTGCTGAAAGGCCGCGTATTTCATGGTAGGTTGGGCGTTCTTCTGGTTTTAGGTTGTTGTATAGGCCTAGTTGGTCGCGTACGTTTGAAAATTCGCGGCTGATGTTTTTGCTTACGATTTGGGTTATATGATTTACCAATGCACTGGTTGGGTTTGAGTTCTTTTTAGGCAGCTTGTGCACGACATAGGGCGATACGGTGTTGTCGCGGCTGTTGTCGATAATGGCTTTTATTGTGTCGTTGATGGGTATTATTACGTGCGACGCTTCACTTTTATAGGTTTTTTGGCGGTGTATGGCCAGTTCGCCGTAAATTTTACCGTATTGGTCTGTGAGTGGTTCTTTATACCAAATGCACCCACAGCGCCCTGGCTCTGCTTTTTTTAGTTTGTATTCTATGCGCGAGACTTCGAGTACTGCGTGGGTGGTTTGCATGGTTAAGTCCATGGCTGTTTTTAGCCATAGTGGGGCGGCGGCGCGTATTTTTTCAAATGCGTTTACGTCCAGGGCTTTGCGCTTTTTGGCTTCTTTTGGTTTTTTAATTTTAAGCGCTGCTGGGTTGGTGGTCATGTGGCCTGTGTCTTTGGCGTAGTCGAATACGAGTTCAAGAAAGGTTAATTTGCGGTTGTATACGTTGTTACTGGCGCTTTGATGAAAGTGGTCCATGTAGTTAGTTACGTCGCTTAGGGTTATTTCTTCGCCTGGCATGGTGAAGTATGATTTAACGCGCTCGGCGTCGTTTAACCACGTAGATATAACACTGCTGCCGGGTTTTTTATCGGCGGTCATGCGCTCAATTATTTTATCTACTAAGCTGCTAAAGCTGGTTTTTGAGGCGGTGTCGTTGATTAGGTCGTCTAGTAATGAGCCGCCGCGCTTTATGCGGTTGTACTCGTTGGCGATGATAATTGCCTCAGTACGGTTTTGGCTGATTATTTTGCGCTTGCCGTTTACTAGTTTGAGTTGATAGCCGGCGTTTTTATCAAAGTATAAAAACGGCGGCAGGTCTCGGTTTTTGTTAAGTCGTTTTCTTGGTGCCATGTTAGCTGTTCGCTGCTAGTTGCAATGCAATTTCTTTTGCTTTTGCATGCGTTCCTGGTTGTTGGTCTTCGTAAATATACACTTGTTGCCCTGGGCCTACCAATTCACCTTGCACATAGCCGGTTGCTACCCAGTCACGAAGTGATTGATAGCTTGGGAGTGAATCGCCGTGGAAGTGTTCTTTTGCCCAACAACGGGCTTTCATTAATTTAGGCTTTTTCATAAGTCACCTGTTTGCAGTTCGTCTAAGTGGGGGAGTACTTCTAGTGCTTCGTCTAGGTCTTCGCACTCATAATTTACGCGACGGCCATTGGTGCGAATTTCAATAATAACGCCATCGGCATCTTCTAAAATTGTGATTACTTTTTTAGCCATGTTGGTTCCTTTATTTTACTAAATAGAAATGAATAGGCTCTTCAAGTTCATCTAATTTAATACCTGAATCATAAACTCGTGTAAGTAACTCGTTGGCTTCATCAAGTTTACTTTCAAGGCTTTCAATTAGCTTAAGTGAATCTTCGGCTAAATCTTTAATTTCAAATGATGTATATCCCTCACGGCCTGATTCATCTTCACAGATTATTTCAAGCTCACCTGCTTCATATTGCTCAGGTTCGGCCAGTGCTAATTCACTTAGAAACCATTTAATATTTTTCATAGTTTTACCTCATCAGTTATAAAACCAACACCATCAAGGGCTAAAATATATTTCATATGTCACCTGTTATTTAAAATGCTAAGCGTTCTTGCCTTGGCTGTTTTGCTGTTGGCCTGTTATCAGCATCAACCACTTCTATAAATGGCTCTTGCTGATATTGGTTGCACAGCTCTGTTATGAATACTTGAGTGCCGTGGGTTTGGCAGTGGCCATAACGGGTTTTTGTTTTAACTTGGCCGCGCCAGTCTGTATGTGGGCAGTGCGGATCGTCGCTTTTACCAATGTGTTTATAGGCCTGACAGCTAATACAGGCCTTTGGCATGGTGATTAAAGTGTTTGGGTTAGCCATCTACTTACTAATTAATGTTAAGAATGTGTTGATTGCTTCCCATTGCTTTTGATCGTATAAGGAAGTTAAGTTATCCCATTGATTAGAAATTAAACTCCATTCGTGGCCTGCTGTTCGTAGTAAAAACAATTGGTTTTCTAGCTCGCAAGCGCGGACCATTCTGATACAGCGACCTAGGTCGTCGGCATCTCTTGGATATGCGTACTCTTGAACGGGGATTTGAGGTGGAATACCACTATCAATTACATATGCCATAAAACACGAGCTTAGGCCTGTGTCGTCACAGTTAAACCATTCGCTAAGACTCATCCTCTCAGTTGCCATAACTTTTTCACGCTCGCACTCTTCACAAATTAAATTTGCGGCTTCAATGCACTTGTTAAAAACAGATGAAATTAATGGCATTTCAGGGTGCTGCCTAGTCAGCTCGGTGTTGATAGCTGAAATTAAGGACATTTGATCAATTGGATATACTTTACTCATGCTGCTTCCTTAGTGTGTTTAGGCTCTTTTACCTGCTCAGCCTGTTTTTTACGTTGATAGTATTGACGTATGCGGACCCGCTGTTGGGCTACACAGTTGCGTTTAAATTTGTGCATTGTTTTATCCTTCAGTTGGTAAAATTTTGTTTTAGTGGTTACGGTCATCAATATTGCTAGTTTAGTAATGACTATTGCCAGGGCGTTAAACCGAGCTTTAAGCGCTGTTCGTTCCACTTTCTTACCAGTTCGCAGGCTTCTTTTTTGAGCTTTTTGTTAGTTAGTAACTGTTTGATCTCGGCTTGGTCTTTGGCTTTAAAACTGACCAAGGTTTCGAGCGTTGCTTGCTCAAATTCAGTCATTACGCTGCTAGTAATGATTGCTGTGAACGGGTGTTTTCAATAAGGCTTAAAAACGCTTTGGTGACACACAGGTCGCGCTTGGCGCTGGCGTTTAGTGCCCATGTGCTGAGTACAGTTTGTGTATTTAGATCGACAAATACGATGATGCAGTATTTGGTACCTGATTCGTAAATGCGTAGTTCTTCACCTTGCATACGCTGGTTCATAAAGTGAATGCGTTGTTTTAGTTGGTTTATTACCAGTGATGTAAATACGTTTAGCATGGTGTTTATCCTTTTCCTGTTGTGTTGTTTGGTTGCTTACGGCAACCACTCGGCTGGGCTAGTTGGGCAAGTACGCGCCAGCAGGTTGTGAAACTATGGCCCTGAGTTACGCCGCGGTTGGTGGTGGCTCAGGGTATGGGTTATTGGCCGCTTTGATGTTTGGAATTACCAGTTCAAACGGGCATACCTTTTGGGCTTGTTTTAGCTTATGAAGTAACGGGGCTGTTGCGGCGTTATTTCGGGCTGTTGGGAATAAAAATACTTTGGTCATTGCTATTCTCCTTGTGCCGTTAGGCTGCTAGTAAGTCGTTTTGCAGTTCACGCAGGTGGCGTAAACGGGTGGTGCGAACTGTTCGGGCTACCCGAATAGTTCTAAAACTGCGCTCTAGGTCGTTATTTGCTGCGCTAATTAGGCAAAGCAGTACGCATACTGTATAGCGCAATACGCCTTGCTTGATTGCTTGGTGAACCGTTTGGCGCATGGAATGGGTGTTAAATTTAAAGCTGAGCTCGTTACACGCTTGGCGAACTGTGCACAGTTTTACACCCAACTCATCAGCGATGCTTTTTTGCGGTAGGCCTTTAGCGACCAATAGCAAGGTACGCGCCTGTTGAGTTGGTAAGCGTGAATAGGGCTTGGCGTTAACATGCATGCCGTCAAGCTGGTATCCGGTTTCTGTGCGTGTAGTGTTCATAATGAGTTCTAACAATTTAAGTTGTTATTTAGAATACAACTTAAATTGTTTAAGTCAATACAAATTACAATTTAAATTGTATTGTTGTTTAGGTGGGATTTTTGATGGGCATAAAAAAACCGCCGAAAGGCGGTTTTATAAGAGGGCGATTGAGCCTATAACTTGTCTAAATTTTTCTCTTCTATTTTTTTGCTTATATCTTTACCTAACTGCTTAGCAGAAAACTCTATAGCGTGGCTTACTTTATAATTTTCCCCAGATACCATATGGTAAATATTAGTTTTTTCTAACTCCCATTTGCTGAATTTCATTAATGCACCAGCAGCCAATGCAGTTCCATAACTGTTTGGATCATCCTTAAATATGTCGTTAGACCATAAATCCCTAGAATCCATAGGTTCACCGTATTTCTTCTTTAGTAAGTCGTCTATGGTTTTAAAGTCTCTAATAAAACCGTTTTTATTAACTCGCTTATTATTAAAACGTATAAGCCCTTTACCTAATTTACCTTCAGTAAAATAGTAAATTACAAAGATTTGTTTATCATCCAGCTGATCAATAAACCCAAGCATGTTCTCTTTTTCTAGCTCAGGTTTAACTGATTCGGCGGCTTTGACTTCTTTTATACTCATACCCCAGTTAACGTTTCTCATATCTGTACTATGAACAAAGCCAGACATTGTTAGAGCGAATACAAAGATTGGAAATAGTTTTTTCATTATAAAAATCCTTTTGATTGGTTTAATTTCTTTTTCTATAACTACCAATAACTACGCCACAAATGACGGCATCAGGCAGCATTTCTATTATTGGGTTAGGCCAGTTTGGGTTGAGTGCTTTTAAGTATTTTTGTGAGCCATCAATAATTAGTTGTTTAAATGTAGCCTCAGTATTGCCATTTTGCCTAATAACAACGCACGAACCATTACGCGCTTCTACCTCTGGATCAACAAAGATTATTTCGCCATTGATAAAGTCGGGTGACATTGACTCGCCTTTTACTTCAAGTGAGTATGTTAATTGACTGTGTTTTTCTGGGCATGGGTAAAATTCGTCAATATCATTTAAATGTATATCAGTCCAATGACCAGCTTGCACCCAGCTGATTAACGGAACGCTAGGACTAAATTTTTTCATTTCTATAGTGTTGCTTTCACTTAAACCCATACTACCATTGCCAGATTCTAACCAATCTGGTGATACATTTAGGAACCTTGCTATAGCAACAAGGTTTCTCGGCTTTAAGGTCTTACCCGAACATATGGCATGAATGGACTGCTGGCTAGCACCTATAGCGCTAGCGACTTTTTCCTGAGTTATGTCTTTCATCTCTAAAACATAACTTAAACGCTTAGCTAATGTATTCATAATTATTAATTTTTATGGTTTTTCTCATTTTACAAGAAAATTTGTAACATAGAAAACAACTTAAATTGTTGTAAATTACAATTTAAGTTGTATGATGTGAGGAGTTAATTACAAAGTAGGTATCAAAATGACTACTCAACCAGCATTACAAAAAGCAATTGCTACCTTAGGTGGCCAAGTAAAACTTGCCGACGCAATTCAAACCTCTCAACAAAACGTATCTAACTGGCTAAGAACCGGTAAAGTTGCGCCTGATAAAGTGATTCTTATTGAAAAAGTTACGGGTGTGTCTAGGTATGAACTGCGGCCTGACATCTATCCGCCTGAGGAAAGCAAACACGCTGCTTAAATTGATGGTTTTCATTGGGGTTATTCCTGTGTTGTTGTGCGGTTAATTTTAGTGCAATAACTCAATGTGGAATAAACCTGTGCAATATATGTTTTTTTATACAGGTGATTTATGGCGGTTAGAAGTTTGAATGTTGAGCTATCGGTTGAAAATTCAGAATTACAACTACCGATAGCTTTGAGTGGTATTTAATTATGATTGAAATTATAGATGAGAATAAACAAATCTATATTCCATTGTCAGGCACCACCTCTAGTGTTGGCAGCATCCAAAGCTTTGACTCTGCGGATTGCCGTACCGAGTTGATTCATAGCATTTTGAAAAGTGGCATGTATGGGCGCAATCTCTCTTTGAAAATCAAGAGGGAACTGAATACTGCTTGGGTTAAAGCTGACCCCTTTAGCAGTAGCCTTTTGACCTTGATTTCTATACCCATACTTGTAACTAAGTTCGGCCATGGCTCTTTCTGCGATGTTTTTATTCCTATATGCGGAGATAAGCTCTGTAATAGCTGGCTCGTCCTTAAAGGGAAAGTGCTTAGATTGAACAAAGCAAGGCTTTTCGAGGCTGATAGTGATTCTATCATCAGGAATGAAGACTGTATGGCTCTTAACCGGATCGCTTTCGTACTTTGCCGTGACATCAACCAAGGTCCCGTCTGGCATCTTCCAAATGGCATGATGCATAGCTTCAATGAACCTTTTCGGCCAGTACATTATTTGCCAACCATATATAGGAACGCCTCCATGAGCTTCAATTTCTTCGGCAACGTTCCAATAGCAACAACCCTCAGGTCTCAACTTATCAGACATTTTGACTTTAATGGGTTTAGCCTTTGGAGAAATTAACGGTGCAAATTTTCGAAGTTTAGGATGATCTATTCGGATAGTTTCATAACTAGGGGTCTCATAACCATTAGACATTTAGCTTCCTTATTTTGGTTTGTTGGTTTGGTTACTGAACATACTAATTTAAGGAAGCGCTTAATAACAGGATTTAAAACAATGCAGCAAACGACTTTGCAGGATTTACATGATGCGTTGCAGTACCTTGACCCTAATTGCTCGCGTGATGAGTGGGTTAAGGTGGGCATGGGTATTAAAAATGAGTTTGGTGATGCGGGCTTTGATGCGTTTGATAGTTGGAGCGCTGGCAGTGAGCAATATAAACCGAGCGATATTAAAAGTACGTGGCGTAGCATTAAAGCTGGCGGCGGTACTACGATTAAAACTGTTTTTGGTATGGCTAAGGATAATGGCTTTACTGTTAAACGTGAGCCTATATCACCCGAAGAGCAAGCTAGGCTTAATGCTGAATTTGCCAAGCGTGCTAAGGAGCGCGAAGCGCAAGAGGCCGAAGATGAAGCCGCGCGCCAGCGTTGGCATGGGGTTGTTGCGGAATTTGCCAGTAGTTTACTTGACCAATTTACGATTAAGGTTAAGTCTAATAAGTATTTGAGCGAAAAAAAGGTGATTGGTTTTGGGGTTAGGGCGTTTAAGCAGTCTGTTGTTGTGATTATGCGGCCTAATTTTGTGGCTGAGTATGTTACTGGTGCAAAAGAGGTTAAGCAGTTTTTAAGTGATTTACCACCTAAGGATGAACGCGATTATTCTATTTTCCATATTAAGCGTGGGGACTTGGCGATTCCGTTGATTGATATTGATAAGGCGCTTTGGAATGTGCAGATTATTAATGCGACGGGGGGTAAGTTCTTTTTAAAGCATGGCCGTAAGGCTGGGTTGTTTCATTTTATTGGTAAGGCGAGCAGTTGCAATATTTTGGCTGTATGCGAAGGCTATGCAACGGGTGCGAGTATTCATATGGCAACTGAGTGGCCGTGTGCGGTGGCGCTTGATGTGGGGAATTTAATGCCTGTTGCACTAGCACTAAAAGAGAAGCTACCTGATAAGACTTTTATATTTTGCGCTGATGATGATGCTAATACAAAAGGTAACCCGGGCATAGCGAAGGCTAATGAGGCGGCAGCTGCTGTTTGTGGTTTGGTTGCTGTGCCTGACTTTTCTGCTGTGGCGGATAAGGCGGCGTAATGGCAGGTAATAAGTTAAATGATTGGAATGATTTACACGTTAGCGCTGGCCTTAATGAGGTTAAAACGCAACTGCTTAATGTTGTTGATAAGCCTAGTGCTAATGATGGTAATAATGAAAATAACCCGCCGCCGCAAAACGCTGACGCGCGACAGCGTTCTCTGGGGGATGAGCAGTGGCAGCGCAATTTCCAAAGAACTAATTCGGGTAACCCTCAGGCGAGTATTAGCAATACAAAGTTGGTGCTTGAAAATGACCCTGCTTTTGATGGTGTGTTGGGTTATTGCGACTTTAGTTACCGCATTATTAAACGTAAGAAGCCGCCTTTTTTAAAGGGTAAGGTGGGTGAGTGGACCGACACTGATACTGAGCGTTTACGTATTTACCTTTCTGAAACCTATGGTTTTACGCCTAGGGCTAATGATGTGCTGGGTGCTATTTTGGTTCATTCTGAAGAGCATGCCTTTCATCCTGTTAAGGATTATTTAAACTCGGTTAAGTGGGATGGTACGCCACGGGTTGCTGTGTGGTTGCATAGTTATTTAGGCGCTGAAGATACTGACTATGCCGCTATGGTTGGGACGTTCTTTTTGGTTTCGGCTGTGGCGCGGGTGATGTGCCCGCCTGTTAAGGTGGATTCGGTTTTGATTCTTGAGGGTTCGCAGGGCTTAGGTAAGTCGAGTATGTGTAACAATTTGTTTGGTGATTGGTTTACTGATACGCCTATGGCCCTTGGTGAAAAAGATACGTTTCAGCAAATGCAGGGGATGTGGGGTATTGAGCTTGCTGAGCTTGATTCGTTTAATAAAGCTGAAAATACCAAGGCTAAACAGTTCTTTGGTTCTAAGGTTGATAGGTACCGCCCGAGTTATGGGCGTATGGTGCAGGAGTTCCCTAGGCAATGTGTGTTTGTTGGGACGACTAACCAAGATAGGTATTTAAAGGATTCTACTGGTAACCGACGTTACTGGCCTGTGATGTGTACGAAGATATGTCAGGATGCGATTGCCCGTGATAGGGACCAGCTTTGGGCGGAGGCTTTGCATTTGTTTAATGAGGGGATGCCTTGGTGGCCTACTGATGAGTATAAGCATTTGTTTGAAGCGCAGCAGGAGGATAGGTTTGACTCTGATGTGTGGGAAGGGCTTATTTATGATTGGTTGCTTAAGAATATGCGCGGGGATTATTCGCTGGCCGATATTATGACTGAGGTGCTAGGTATGGATCCTCATGCTATGCGACCGCCTGAACAAAAGCGTGTTGGCCAGATTATGCACAGGCTTGGCTTTACTAAGAAGAAAAAACGCGTTGATGGTAAGCGCCCTGCGTTTTATGTGCCGCCTGAGGGGTTTTGGAATGTTAAGTAGGTTGTTTACTGTGACCATGACCAGCAGTGGTGACCGCTGTAAGGTGCGTGGTTGTTGGTGTGGTCATGGTGGTTACGGTGGTCACGGTGTTTTCGCGCACACATACGCGCGCGGGTGTGTGCGGACACGCGTATTTTGTACTTTATATTTATATGTTGGTTCTTGTGTATGTAAAAACACTATGACCACCATGACCAGTATGACCAATAGAGTATTTGCAAGGGTTGTAGCGGTCACGGTAGGTGGTCACGGTAAAAATAAGGGTGACCAAGGCGGTTTTAATTTGTTATTTGGCTTTAACGGGGAACGATGATGCAGTTAGTTACGACTATTGACGATTTGCTTAACGAGTGGGGTGTGTGGTCTCAGGCTGGTTTAGGGCTTACGTTGAGCTCTGCATCGAATGATGTGATTACGTCTATTGATGATGATATGGGTTTGTTGATTGACCAAGCGGTGGCGATGCTAGGCCAGTACGCACCAAAAACGAAAGTGGTGGTTATGATGAGTTACCGCTCTCAGTTGAGTACTAGGCAAATAGCTAAGAATTTAGATATTGGTGAAACTAAAGCTAAGAAACTTTTGCTTAGTGGCGTAGCTTGGCTTGAGGGCCATTTGCTGGCTAAGGGCGTAATAATTAAACAGGCTGCTTAACTTGACTTATAACAACTTTAAACTTATCTTTCGGTGTGAGGCGTCGAAACCTCTTACAAACAGCGGATACCCGCCCCGAAAGAAGCGGATTTTTTGTGCCTGAAATCTAGGCTCAATTACTCGTGTTATGTCGGGAGGGCTGTGAATATAATACCCGCAAGGGGAATAAGCACGCCTGTCTGTTTGCAGGTTTCGAACCTCCCGACACCCTATCTTCGAAAATAGGGTGATAAATCGAAATAAACAAACAGGAGTCAGAAATGACTAACTTATCAATTTTATCTAAACAAATCCGTTTGATTGATGGATTGTATTCATTAAATGACCTACATCAAGTCAGTGGCGGTACTAAAGCTACACAGCCACACCAATTTTTACGTAATGCTCAAACCAAAGAGCTAATTAAAGAAATAGGGTGTTCCGCTAATTCGCGGATCGCTTATAAAACGCTTAGAGGTGGAAAACTTCAAGGTTCATGGGTTAGCAAAGAATTAGTGTATGCTTATGCAATGTGGATTAGCCCGCAATTTCATTTACAAGTTATTCGAGCTTTTGACCAAATGCAAAGCAATAAAGCATTATCAGCCACAGCTCAACTAGATTATCAGCGCATATTATTTGTGCTGGAAAATGGTCAAAGAACTTCAGCAACTGTGTTGGAAGACGATGAGTTTGTTACTTCCTTCTCTAAACTTCCAAACCAGATAAGAAATAGGGTTGTTGTTGAGCCTAGTTTATTGTTAGAACTCTCATCAGCAATTAATGAACGATTAAAAACTATCTATAAATCTCATTTAATATCATAAAGTATCAAATATAGTTTGCAATCCAGCGCCCAATAACTATACTAATTCAAGTAAGCTTAGCAAAGCTGCATCATAAAGCCCGAGGTTAACACCTTGGGCTTTTTTGTGTCTGCTGATTAATCCTTACAATCCTGTTGTTGTAACCCGCTTAGGTTTTGCCTTAGCGGGTTTTTTACGTTTGAGGCCTTAAATGAAAGTTAACAAACTATTAGCCGCTGGTGTTACGGGTGTTCTTGCTTTGGCTGGTGTGATGGTTGCTGAATTTGAGGGTGAGGTAAGAACAGGTTATGTGGATCCTGTTGGTGTGGTTACTGCTTGCTTTGGCCATACCCAAACAGCTGAGCTTGGTAAGACTTACACTGAGACTGAATGTTTGAACCTGTTTGCTATGGACTTAGGTGTTCATAATGAGCAGTTATTGAGAGCGGTTAAGCAACCGCTTTCAACAAGTGAGCATGCTGCTTACTTGTCATTTCATTACAACGTTGGTGCTGGGAACTTCCGTAGTAGTACGCTGCTTAAATATTTAAATAACGATGAACGTGTTAAGGCGTGTAATGAGTTACCACGTTGGGTGTACGCTGATGGCCGTAAGCTTGCTGGCTTAGTTAAGCGCCGAGAGCTAGAACGCCAACTATGTTTGAGTGAGCTAACTGATGCTTAGTTTAAATAAGATTGTTTTTGCAAGCTTAGCAACTATGTTGGGCATTGCTGTAGTTAGGTATGTGGGGCTTGAGTATGACTTAACTAGGGCGCTTGATGATAATAAGCAGCTTAAAGCATCAGTACAAAGTTATATGAACCATGCAGAGTATTTGACAAATAGTTTGGCAGTTGCTGATCAGCAGAATAAGCAGCTGATTAAAGAGCGTGACTTATTGGCTAAGCTAAGAGCTGATCACCAACAGCAGCTAACTTCGATTAAAACTCAACTCCAATATTCTACTGCGCAGCTTGATGCGTTAAGGCTTTCAACTAATGAAACAACTAAGACCTGGGCTATTGATTGTGTGCCTAGCACTGTTATCAGCATGTTCAAGTACGCAAGGGTTGAAGCCTGTAATAAAGACGGTAGTGCAAACTAAATATGAGTTTGTGCTTATGCCTAATGAGTTCATTCAGCCATGCCCAGTTGATATTAATTCGGTTGGTGATAATGCATCACACAGCCAGTACACGGCTTATTTAGAGTCTGTTATTGATACGTGTAATGAGCAATTGTTAAGAGCAAGAAGTTGGAACAATGCGAATAGAGACTAGTGATATAGCTATGCAAAAAGCGGTAAGTGCAACGACTTACAGTGCAAGTTTAGCAACAGCGGCTGGAGGGATTTTAAGCTTGAACGAATGGGCGATATTACTGGGTATTGTGTTTGCTGCGTTAACATTTTTAGTTAACTGGCGGTTTCAGCATAAGCGTAACGAACGTGAAGCACGTAAGTACGAGGATGATAGAGAGTTTCATCGTGCTCGTATGGAAGCACTTCAACAGAGCGACCAAGCACAGCTGCTATGCCAGGATAAGTTAAATGGCAACTAAGCCTGGTTCTTGGTGCTCTCAATGCAGAGCCGTACATCGCGATAAGTCATGTCCTAAGCGTGTGCCGTTTGGCCGTAAGCGTGATGGTAATAAGCAATCAGGTAGAGGTGGCCGCGTGTGGCAACGAACAAGAGAGTTTATATTTCATCGTGATAACTTCTTATGCCAAATATGTAAAGCTAAAGGTGTCTTGACGTCTGTTGAGTTGCACGGTGCTTACCATGGCATATGTGATCATATTGTACCTATCAGTCAAGGCGGTGAGGATAGAATAGATAATCTTCAGACTATTTGTCAGTCTTGTGATAAAGAAAAAACAGCACTTGAGTCACGTGAAAGTCTTAACCCGGGGGTAGGCAAAGTTTAGCGCTACTCCACGTACACCGCCCCCTCAATTAGATTTTTATGCGGGGCAGAATTGAAATTGAAAAACCCACTTAAAGAGATTATTTGGTAATTATGGCAGGTAGATACCCAGCAGTAGCAGAGGACGCAACTAATAAGGTTGTTCAGTTTCCTAATTCTACTGAAAACAAGGAAATTAGCGATACGGACGCGAAAAAGATCGCGACCCAATCGCGTCCGCGTGGTATGTCAAAACCAGAACAGCAGGTATGGAATAGTGATATACCTGAGTATGTAAAGATTAATCGCTTTAAGCCACACTATGTTCGGTTTTTTAAAGAGTACTGTATTGTGATAGCGCGCATGGAAGCGGCTCTTGCATATTTAGATACGAATGATTGGAAATATACAACTGAAGGCCGCAACGGTATTCAGCATAAAACACGGCCAGAGGCCAGCCAGTACAATGACGACTGGCGCAAACTCAACAGTTTGATAAATCAGATTGGCGGTAGCCCTGCGACAGATCAGCGGTTTAACAATTTACAGCCTGGCTTATTTGATGATTTATATTAGATGCGTAATAACTATCCTACATTTGGGCGTGATCACCTTGCTGATATAGAACAATACGCAGAGGAGGTTTTAAGCGGTAAGCGCCCTGCAAATAAATATGAACGGCTAGCGGTAGAACGTGAAAGCAGAGATTTAGAACGAGCAGGGACTGAGGACTTTCCTTATTACTTTGACCCTGAAGCCGCACTTAAAGTCATTTGGTTTTTAGAAACCTTCAGCCATGTAAAAGGCAAATGGGCTAGAGCGAAAGGTCATGAAGGTTTACTTAAGCTAAGCGGTTGGCAAAAGTGGATAACAGCCCAAGTATATGGCTGGAAACATATTAAAAGTCATCGCCGGCGTTTTCGTACAGCATTCACGCTAGTACCGCGCAAGAATGGTAAATCTACTTGGGTTGCTCCCATTGGTTTGTACATGCTAGCGAATGATGATGAACCAGGCGCTGAAGTTTACTGCGGTGCGACTACACAAAAGCAAGCTAACGAAGTGTTTAACCCAGCTAAAAAGATGGCTTTAAAACAGCCTATATTTAGACGCCGTTTTAATATTGAATTGTTTGCTCAGCAAATAGAAAAAACAACGGACGGCGGCAAGTTTGAACGCTTAATTGGTAATCCTGGCGATGGTGGTTCACCAAGTTGTTATTTATGTGATGAGTACCACGAACATGATGATGACGACCAACGCGATACGATGATCACCGGCATGGGTGCCCGAGAGCAGCCACTTGAATGGATCATATCAACAGCTGGTTCTAATTGGTTTGGGCCATGTGGTCAATTCCAAAAAGAGTGCCAAGAGATTCTTGAAGGAACCCGCACCGACGAAACTGTTTTCGCTATGATTTACACCATAGATAAAGATGACGACTGGCAAAGCGAAGAAGCACTGCGCAAGGCTAATCCTAACTTTGGTATATCTGTAGAAGTTGAGTTTCTTTTAAACCAGCTTTCAAAAGCAAGGCAATCAGCGCGTAAGCAAAACGCATTTAAAACAAAGCACCTTAATTTATGGGTAGGTGCTCGCGAGTCCTGGCTTAACCTTGAAGATTGGTTATCAGCTGCTGATAGCACCCTTACAATGGAGCAATTTACTGGTGAGGAATGCACAAAAGGCGTCGACCTTTCAGAGTCAGACGATTTAACAGCCGATGTAACGTGCTTTACCCGCGAGATAAACGGCAAATTACATTACTACTTTTTTGCTAAAACTTATGTAACAGAGGCAAAAGCAAACGAAATAGATATTTATCGCGACTGGGTAGACCAAGGCCACTTAATTGAGTGCGAAGGTACCAGCATAGATTACGACGAAGTAGAGCGCGCTATCGAAACCGACAACGAAAACTATCAAGTTACTGGCTTATTTTACGACCCTGCAGGTGCCGCGCCTATCGCACAGCGTGTACAAAACAGCACAGGCATAGAGCCAATTAAGGTGTCACAAAATTACACTAACTTTTCGCCGGCAATGCGTGAGTTTGAAAACTTACTTAGGCAAGGCCGCATACACCATAACGGTGATCCAGTTCTTACTTGGTGCTTAGGCAACGTAATAGCCAAAGAAACCATGGACGGTAAATACATTCGACCAGTAAAAGAACATAAAGACAACAAAATAGATACCGCCGTCGCTAAGTTACTGGCCTTCATCGGTTCATGGCAACCGGAAGAAGATGATGGTTCTAACCAAGAGTTTTTGGAATTCTAATGTTTAAAATCCCGTTTTTAAGTCGCAACACTACAAAAACAGTGAACAATACTGCTGATCAAAAAAATATTACAGTTCAGGATATAAATAATTTATCTGACCTGTTTGGCGTCATGCCATCATTGGCAGGTCCAGCTGTAACACCTAAAACATCAATGAAAGTGTCTATTGTGTTTGCCTGTGTGCGCCTAATTGCAGGCGCAATAGCACAGATGCCCGTACATATCTTTGAGCGTGGTGACAGTGGCGATAAAACACGCCTTGCTAACCACACTTTAGCTAATCTTTTTAACCTACAACCCACAGCTGTGTGGAGTGCTGCAACGTTTTGGGAGTTCATGGTTTCAAGTGTTTTACTGCATGGCGATGGTTACGCAGTGTTATTACGTGATCGAAATGGTGATATTGAAGAGATTTTACCAATCAGCCCAGTCGGTATGAATGTTGTTAACAACAACGGCCGGCTAAATTACTTTTTTACACTTGATGGTACTCCCCGCGGATTTGATCAAGACGACATATTGCACTTTCCGGGCTTCGGTTTTAACGGCCTTAAATCTATGTCAGTAATTCAGTGGGGCGCTTTCAATAGCATTGGCCTTGAACTGGCCATGGAGCAACACAGCGGCGAGTTCTTTAAATCGGGCTCAACGCAACGTGTGGCCGTTGTTAAGCAAGGCAAGTGGGACGAAACACAAAAAGAATCATTCAGAAATGCATGGGTTAAAGCATACGGTGGTATTGAAAACTCAAAATTTCCACTCGTGCTTGATAACAGCACAGATGTAAAACAACTTAGCGTATCAGCTAAAGACTCACAGCTGCTTGAATCACGCGAATTTCAAATTACCGACATAGCCCGCGCATTTGGTTTACCGAGCTTTATGGTAAACCAAGAGCAAAAATCAACATCGTGGGGCTCAGGTATTGGTGAAATTGGCTTATCGTTCTTACGTTTTACACTTGGGCCACACCTAAACCGGTTTGAACAAGAGATAAACCGCAAACTGTTTTTAAACAAACCGATGTTTGCCGAGTTTATAGCCGCTAATTTAATGCGCTTAACGCTTAAAGATAGAAACGAAGCATACCGCCAAGCAATTGGTGGCTCACAAGGCCCCGGCTGGATGAGCATAGACGAAGTTCGTAAGCTCGAAAACTTACCTGAATTTGGTGGTAAATACGCTTTGCCATACGACCCAATTGCAAATAATCAACCAATGGAAAACGAATCATGAATAACAGCCGCAAATTAATGCAGTTAGTTAAAAATAACTGCCAAAACCGTGACCAAGTTGGTTATCAAGTAAAGCAACAATCACCACTGGCCAACGCAGGCGAAAGCCGCCCAGCATTTTTGATTTACGATGTAATTGATCCATGGTGGGGCGTATCAGCAGAAATGATAAAACGTGACCTGCTTAGTATTACTGATGCAACCGACATTGATGTTTATATTAACAGCCCAGGCGGTGACGTATTTGAAGCAACAGCCATTTACTCAAGCTTAAAAGCGCACTCTGCAAAAATTCATGTACATATAGACGGTATAGCAGCCAGTGCAGCAACACGTATTGCATTAGCAGGTGACACTATTGAAATAGCTGATTCAGGTTTTTACATGATCCACTACGCCTGGACACTTGCCCTAGGTAATGCACAAGAGATACGCGACACCGCAGATATGCTTGATAAAGTCGACAACACCATAGTAAACGACTACGAAAAACGCACAGAAGCTGGCGAAGAACAAGTACGCACATGGATGAAAAACGAAACATGGTTTACTGCTCAAGAAGCATTAGAACATGGCTTTGTAGATAGCATTATGCAAGATGGTGCAAGCGATAAAACCACCAATAAAGCATGGGATTTAACGTCATATCAAAATGCACCTAAACCCCAACAACCACAAGATAAATTTGTGCAGCGTGAACGGCTAGAGCGATTTGCCAACATGCTGCTAACTACTGGCTAGCTCCGCTGGCACCACTACTAAAGCACCTACGGGTGCTTTTTTTGTACTTAAAATTGAGGAAATTGAAATATGTCTATCCAACAAAAGCGTGAGCAGCGAAAAGGTTTAGCTGTAACCCTAAACCAATTAGTAACGGATCACCCAAAAGACCAGGCTTGGGGCGAAGACAAGCAAAAGCAGTACGATGACCTAGTTAATAAAATAGATGCACTAGATGGCGATTTAGACCGCCAACAAAAAGTGCTCGACTTACAAGCTAAGTCAAAGCAAACCATTCAAGACCGCGCTGATAATAACGGTATTTCTACTGATGAAGCAGAGCACCAACTTCACCAAGAGAAAGCCGCTTATGCATCTTGGTTACGCGGTGGTATGTCGGCGCTCAATGAAGAACAACGCAGCGCAGTTCAAGCCCGTATCGACAGCCCTAAAAACACTATGAGTACAGGGCAAGGTTCAGAAGGTGGCTATTTAACGGCTGATGAAATTGCCCCAGGCATTTCACAAGCGCTTAAAGCGTATGGCGGCATGCGTGAGCTTGCAACCGTAGTACCTACAGCAACCGGCTCTACAATTCCTTGGCCTACGGCTAACGCAACGGCTGAGCAAGGCGAATGGTTAGCAGAAAATGGCACAGCAGATGATGAAGATACTTCATTTGGTGTTCGTAACATTGATACGCACATGATCAGCTCTAAAGTGATTGCGGTACCGTTCCAATTATTGCAAGACACTCAGTTTGACCTAGAAGGTTACATTAATGGTCAAATTGGTATGCGTATTGGGCGCACCTCGGAAGATAGCTTTATTAATGGTGATGGCACAGGCAAACCACACGGTATTTTAGCTGATACCACGGCGGGTAAAGTAGGCGCTTCAGGCCAAATTGCTACCGTTACGTATGATGACTTGGTTGATTTACAACACAGCGTAGACCCTGCGTATCGCCGAAGTATGCAATGCGGTTATATGATGAACGACGCCACAATTAAAGTAGTTAAAAAACTTAAAGACCTGCAAGGCCGCCCGCTTTGGTTACCGGGTATGGAAGCCTCAGAGCCTAATACTATTTTAGGTAAAGCATATGCAACTAACCAACATATTCCAACCATGGCGGCTAACGCAAAGTCGGTTTTATTTGGTGATTTTTCTAAATACATTGTGCGTGATGTATCGCAAATGTTGTTCTTCCGCTTTACCGATAGTGCATATAGCCGCAAGGGCCAAGTCGGTTTCTTAGCGTTTATGCGCACTGGTGGCCGCTGCATTGATGTAGGTGGTGCTGTTAAGTACTACCAAAATGCAGCTGCTTAATTGATGCTCCAATTGCCCCTGTAAAGGGGCTTTTTTATTTAACTAAGGATTTTACCATGGCAGCTAAAAAGCTAATTACTGCACGTGTACTGGTTGCATGTGTGATTGCTGATCAATCTTTTGAGCCAAACGCACTTGTAAAAGGTGATGCCGAGTTACTTGAACCACTTATTAAAGTAGGTGAGTTATCAAGTGACAAAGCAGCGGTTGATTACTGTAGCAAAGAGCTAGAAGTTGAAGTTGTTGACCTTAATGCGACTGATAAAGCCGCAGAGAGTGAAACTGACGAAAATACTGACGGCAAAGAGTAATCATAATGAAAATGCTCCGAAAGTTAATACAGGCACCAAGCATAGAGCCATTCACAGCTGACGAACTAGCAGTACATGCCCATGCTGATGATGATCACCATGATTATTTGCAAAGTTTGGTGCCTCGTGCGCGTAAACGTTTTGAACAACGTAGTGGCAGGTTATTAGTAGAGCAAACATGGCAGTTTGCACTGCCCAAGTTTTGCAACGAAATTCACTTGCCTTACGCGCCGCTTCGGAGCATTAACTCAATTAAATATATTAACAACTTAGGTCAGTTAGTCACAATCGACCCAAATGAATACCGTGTAATTGAACATGGTTTAACCGCTACTATTACCCCTAAACTAGGCGGGCACTGGCCAGCGGTAGGTTTTAAAGTTGCTGATGCCGTACAAATAGAATGTGTATTTGGTCATGCTGCGGTTGATAACAATGCAATTGATGTAACAACCTTACTAGACCAGGATAAATACAACCTAGCAAAACAAGCTATTTTAGTTTTAATTGCAGATTGGTTTCGTAACCGCGAAGACACAGCACCCGTCAAACTTTACGATATGCCTAATGCATTTAAGGCCATTGCTGACGAACTGGCGGTTGAACTATTATGAAATCGCTCCCAGCTGCTAACTACAATTGCAAAGCCAGCTTTGGTGAAGGTGTAAAGTCAAATGACGGCTATAACACAAACAGCCATGCGCATGAATTTTACCGTTGGGTAAACATACAAACGGGGGCCGCTAAAGAGTTTGAGCAAAGCGGCCAATTAATGGGCGAAATTACTCACACAATTTCGTGCCGTTTCAGCAATAAAATAACCCCAACACATCAAATCGTTTATAAGCAACGCGTGTTTGAAATCATTGGTACACCCGTTAATCAAGACTTTGCAAACGTATTAACTATTATCGCGGTTAAGGAGATAACACATGCTTGATACAGGTATTGATATTTCTGGCCTTAAACAAATGGAAAAAGCACTGCTTGATATAGCCAAAGAAGTGGGGGCAAAAAAGGCCACCGGCATGATGACCAGCGCGATAAAACAAGGCGCTATTAAATACCAGCAAGGTATGCAGCGCAACGCGCCAGAATCAGACATAGTTCGTAAGGTTAAAACCAAGCGCGGCCAAAAAGTAGAGATTCGCCCTGGCTTTTTAAGATCGCGCATTCAAGTAAAAGCCAGCACTAATCGACAAGGGCGTCAAACCCGCCGCTTTGGCAAAGGGGTTGTATCGCTAGTACGTGTAGGTGTGTTTAAAGTGCCTTACATTGTGCAAGTTGAATACGGTACTAACAACCAGCAGGCAGACCCATTTATTCGCCAAGCATTCAAAAAGCGTACTAATCAAGCTGTTGTTGTCATAAACAGAAATTTAGCCAAGCGCATAAAGCTTGCTGAACGTCGCATTGCTAAAAAGAACAAACAAAAATGATAGAAAACAGCATACGCACAAGAGCACTCGCGTCATCAGCGCTTAGCGCCTTAATTGGCAATAACCTGCACTTTACTGTTAACCATAACTCAGATGATAACTATGTATTGCTTAGTGTGATTACTGATGACACACCAATAGAAATTCACATGGAAGACAATCAAAGCGAAGCACTCATTCAGTTTGACTGTTACAGCAAACTACCTGCTACGGCCAAAGCCATAGCCAAAGAGCTTGCTAACATTTTTAACAAACAAGGCTTTGTTGATAATGACATAAACGTGCAACTTGCATTAAAGCAAGGCCGCATACCCGACTTTGAAACCGGCTCGCATTTATACCGCGAGTCATACGAATATATTTTTAAATACCACACCATAAATAACGAGGTTTAAAATGCCAGTCACTCCAGTAACTACACCAGCCGCAGATACGGTTGATTCACATAAGTCTACACTGCAATTTTGTACTACGGGTGTAGGTGAAGTCGACGCTATTTTGCCAGGACTCGACATCATCCCACAAATTAACTCAGGCAAAGTGTATGAAGACGATACCGACATTGCAGCGGCGAGACGCTCATACAGTGAGAAATGCCTACCTGAGGACCAAGATTGGGAGCTTAGCTTTCGCCATAAACCAGCCAATGTAGACCAAAAAGCGTTTTGCGATATGGTAAAGGCCGGCACACCAATCAGTATTAAAGTAACTCGCGCCAGCGGCGAAGTACAAGATGTTGAATTTTTACCACATGACTACTTTAGTGGTGAATCGGGTAAAGATTCAGGTAAACAAATGTTTGCATGTATTGGCAAGCTACAAGAAGTTGACTTCTCAACGCTACCAGCAGCTTAGGGGGTTAAATGATTACAGCAGCCCAAATAATGGCGGGGAAGTTACCAACCTCTTCCCGTGAGTTTGACATTGAAGGCGTGGGTAAAATTGTATTACACCGACTGCCGGCAATGGATGAAGTAAAAGCCCGTGAGTTATTTAGCGATAAAGACGCCGACCCTAAAAAGCTAGAGAAAATGGCGCAGCGCAATACTTACTACATGCTGCATGGCAAGTTTGACGATAAAGAAGCCGCTAAACTGCCTAATCTTATTGATATGCAGCAGCTGGGTATGATCCACACCACTGGGTTATTTTTCACTAACCTTGCTCAAGAGAACCTTGAGGCGATTGAAAAAAACTAAAACAGCAACCTGAGCTACAAGCGCTCTGTAACCTAGCAGATAGCTTGGGTTGCTCACTCTACGACCTTCATAAACGCTTATCAGCTGACGAACTGGAACTGCGCTTAGTCCACCAAGGCCTAAAAATGGGCCTAACATTCGACAGAAGCGAACAACGAAAAATTGAATACGAGCAAAAACGCCGAGAAGCCGAAGCGTTTTTAAATACCTGTCCTTGGCGTAAACAAAAGAGAAATTAACATGGCATCAATTGCAACGCTCACTATCGATTTAATCGGTAAAAGTGGCAAGCTAACTGCTGAGCTCAATAAAGCCAATAAAAAAACCTCATCGTGGGCAGATAAAACCCGAAAATTAGTAGGCGGTAGCGCTAAAGTTATGGCGGGGTTTGGTGCGGCAGGGGTTGCCGCGTATGCCTCAATTTATGCTAAAAACGCAGAGTTTATTGATCAACAAGCCAAAACAGCAGACCGACTAGGCATTACCACACAGGCGTTAGGTGGCTTGCAGCATGCCGCTAATTTATATGGTGCTTCTAACGAAGAGCTAAATAAATCACTGCAAACCATGCAAAAAAACCTTGGCCAAGTTGGGCAAATAGGCACCGGTGAAGCTAAATATGCGCTTGATGGTTTAGGTTTATCTGTCCAAGAGTTGCAAGGACTCGCACCAGAAGAGCAATTTAAACTGATTGCCGACAAACTAAAAAGCGTTGAAGACCAAAGCCAAAAGGTTTACCTAGCACAAAGCTTAATGGGTAAGTCGGGCGCTAAGATGATCAACGTGATGGACGCTGGCGCTGATGGCATAACCGCCATGATGCAAGAAGCCGATGCTCTGGGTATGACGTTCGATCGCATTGATGCCGCTAAAGTCGAAATGGCGAACGATGCATTCGACAAAGCTCAAAAAACCACACACAGTTTTGGCCAAACACTAGCCATAGAAACAGCGCCTATTATTGGCGCTATTTCAGATATGTGGACCGAATCAGCAAAAGAAGCCGGTGGTTTTGGTTCTATTGCTCAGCAAGTAGTTACTAAAGTAGCCACAGGTATTGGTTTTTTAGGTGATATGGGCCGTGGTTTACAAGTTGTTTTTTTGCTTTTAAGGCAAGGTGTTGCTGAACTTGCAAATGTAGCAGTACAAAATTTTGCAAATATTGCCAGGGCTATAAACCCAATGCTTGAAGCGCTCGATATGGAGTCTTCAGGTTTAAAGGAGCTTGAATCATTTGGCGATTCATTTTCAGCTACAACTGACAAACTAGGGAAGGAACTTAGTGACTTGTCAATGGCGCCTATGCCATCAGAGAAAATTAAAACATGGATTGCTGAAGTACAAGACAAGTTTCAAGCCGCAGCCGAAGAGCAAGTAAACAATCCCAAAAAGAAAGATCTTAGTGAGTTACTTGTAAACACGGACCCTAAAGCAGCGAATGAAAAAGCGCAAAAGCTTATTGAATCAGCCCGTAACCAATATCAACAAATATTTGATGCTCAGTTAGCGCAAGACGGCAAAGAAGTCGAGCTCGAGAACCGCCGCTTTGAACGTAAACAGCAAGAAATGGAACGCGAGTTTCAGTTACTGCGTGATAAAAACCTCATCACAGCTGAAATAGAAGCTGAATATACCACCGCAAAAGAGCAAGCACTCGCACAACATGAGCAAAATATAAGCCTGATTAAGCAAGAGCAGCTTACCACTCGGGAAGAAAAAGAACGCGAGCACCAAGAAAAGCTAGCCGAAGGTGAAACGCAGCGAAACCAAATGATGCAAGAAGGCTATAACGGCTTGCTTAATGTAATGAGCGGTTACTTTGATGGTATGGAAGGTAAAAACGCCAGCTATGCCAAATCAGCCATGGCCATTGGCGAAACCATGCTTGATGAAGAAAAGCGAAATTCAATGCAAAGTATTTGGACTAATACTTATGACACCGCAATGAAAGCTTATGGTGCGCTCGCTGACATCCCCTATGTTGGGCCTGTTCTAGGTGCAGCTGCTGCAGGTGTCGTTATAGCAGCAGGTGGTCTTTATGCTGCAAAAGTGGGTGGTTTAGCCTCTTTCGATGGTGGTGGTTATACATGGGATGGCCCACGAAGCGGTGGTCTAGATGGCAAAGGCGGCCAGTTGGCCATGCTACATCCTCAAGAAACCGTTGTTGATCACACAAAAGGGCAAGGCTTGGGCTCTAGTGTCACAGTAAATGTGATTGAAGATGTCAACCGTGCAGGTTCACAAAGTCGAAGTCAGCTTAATGGCGAAGATGTCATAAACATATTTGTAAGTAATATCCGCCAAGGTGGCGATGCATCCTCTGCGCTTGAAAACACCTATGGCTTACAACGGCAGGGGGTATAAACGTGCTAGTAAAATACCCGAAAGATTTAAAACTCCCACTCGTTTCAAGCCACCGTTTATCACAAAACTCTAATTTATTACGCACAGATATGGCAAGCGGCCGCGCTCGCCAGCGAAAGCGTTTTCAGTCAGTACCCACCACCATGGGCGCAACCTGGAAGCTTAATAAATACCAAGCACAAATACTCGAAGGGTTTGTAACACACGGTGTTAAAGAAGCGGTTAATTGGTTTTTAATGCCAGTTCGCACTCCACAAGGGCTGATAGAACATGAAGTGCGTTTCATTAACAGCCCCTTAGAGTCATGTACCTACAACGGTGGCTTTTGGAACTACAGCGCGAATATCGAGGTTAAAAAACGACAAGTGGTGAGCGAGGAAGCAACAGCCAACCGCTTGCTTGAACCAAACACAATTGAACAATTTGTAAATGGCGTTTCAGACGCTTTAAACACTTACCAGGAATAATGATATGAGCAATTTTTTTAGTTTAGTAACCGAGCTTGAGACGTTGTTAGAGCAGTTGAATACAATATTAGCTGGCTCAGAAAGTGAAACTGTTGAAGTGAATGGCGTAACTAAAGACAGTATTTCAAAAGCAATTAAAGACCACTTCTCTGCTATCCAAGCTATGGTTAAGGGTCACTTAACGTATGCAACTAAAGCTGAAATGGATGCTGCAGGAGCCCCGCTTAATGGAGAGCTTGCTGAAGTTTGGAATGACAGTACTGGTGAGAACAATGGACTTTACGGCTGGAACGGTACTTGGATTAAATCACCATACACAATTCAAAATATAATAGACCAAGCTAATACGACAACTCCTGTTACGGGAAAAGCCGTTGCGGATAAGGTTAATGGTTTTAGATCAGGTTATATCCATTCACTATCAGGTAACATAAGTATAGATACCGAAAACAAAACAATAAGCAGTGATGGCCAAGTATATGTTGTTTATCTTAATGAATATTATGCGGTTGATGCCTTTGAATCTAAACCATACATAGATGGTGGAAATTCTAGTTCAATTCATTATCTGGTATATACTGGGTCGACCATAGAGATCGTTTTCTTTAGTAGAATTACAGAATACGATTTAAACACTGTTGTATTACTAGGAGTTCTAGGGAGGGAACCAGTAATAAACGGTGATGTTATTTTTAATGGGGAATTAAGGTCTGCAAACGGTACAGTAAATAAGGCAGAGAGCACAGGTCATACTGAGAAAAGTGTTGTAGTTCCACTTTATGGTTACTTAAGTATTGATACAGTCAATAAAACGATATTAAATACTGGGGATTTTTTGGTTGCTGTAAAAAATTCAGAAGGTCTCAGCTATATTCGAATATCAGAAGGTGATATTAACAAACCTTGGGATAACGGCGTTGGTAGTGAATCAGCGTTAAAATACATATTGTTTAATAAGAAAACTAAAGATTTTGCGGTTGTCTATTATGGTAATGCAGATGCTTACAGTGACTACAATTTAATCGGAACAATCAATAAATTCCAAGAGCGCTGGATCGTAAATGCAGACGGAATATTATTAGTCGATGGTATTGAGTACGGTAACAATAAAAGAGATACAACCACTGCAAGTAAGGTAATTAAGCAATATGGACCATCTTTAATTGGCGCATTAGATTACCAAGGATTTAACACAGACTATTCACATATAATTATGTACGGCCAGTCTCTGTCAATGGGCTGGGATTCAGAGAGCGCGCTTACCACAACAAACTATCCTGGTACATATATGATGGGTGACCGTGTTTGGGTTGAAGATGGAAACAACGGACAGTTAGCATTTAACCCTCTAATATCGACAGTTGCTGGCTTAGTTGGAGAATCGCCAATTGTTGCGGCTACAAACAGCTTTAAACTGTTGTTTGATCGTCATCACAGGGATGGAGGTAAAGTATCTTTCTTAGCTACCAACTGTGGTGATGGAAGTGAGACAATTGAAACGCTCTCCAAAGAATGCACAAACGGCACTAATTTTTATGTTGAGAGATATATAAAAGCTATTAATCGCGCGAAAACAATAGCAAATAATGAAAGTAAATCAATCAGCTGCCCAGCAATAATTTATATGCAAGGTGAGTCAAACTATCAAACTAACAATGGTAAAGGCTTAGTACCTGAAACACATAGCACTTCCGATAAAGATGAATATAAAGCGTTGCTGAATACGCTTAAAAACAATATGCAAGCCGATGTAATGGAAACTTACGGGCAAACTAAAGTGCCATTATTTTATATTTATCAAACAGCGGTAAGTGGCAATAAAGAGCAGACTATTGCTAATGCACAAGCTGAATTTGCAGAAGAAAATGCAGATGTCATAATGCTAAACCCTGTTTATCCTGTAGCAGATCACGGTTTGCATCTAACTTCTAACGGATCTAGGTGGTACGGGGAGTTAATAGGTAAAGCACTTGTGAATAGTCATTTGCATGGTATCTCAGATAATACACTTAAAGCTAAATCGTTAGTCATCGAGGACTACAATGTATATATAGAATGCCGAGTTCCTGTTTCACCAATAGTCATAGATGAATACACAAATAACATCATGGCAGCTAAAGGCTTCACAATTTATAAAGAAGGCTTGCCAATAACAATCGATAGTGTGGAAGTTGTTGGTGGGAATGGTATTAAACTAGAAACCAGCACTAACCTCACAGGGCTTATTGAAGTTGGATACAGAGGTGGGAATATTAGAGATAGCGATAACTGGCAGAGTTTATACCGCTATTTTGATGATTCCAGTTTAAAGCAGCCTCGGTACAATCCTTTAGATGAAGAAGGTAACCCACTGTATAACAAAAATTACCCGTGCCAAAACTGGCTTGAGCATTTCTTTTTATCCATCACAGTGTAATAGTATGAGTACAGTACTTCAAAAAATATACGCCAGCGCCCCAGTCAATGATCTACCAATCCACACATTAGAACTACAAGCTGATTCTTTATGGCAACTTAGAATTTGCGATGGCTTTGATGATGTGACGGCAGGGATTGAAGGGGGCGAAATGGTTACTTTTTTAGCCAGCGGGATGGGGGTTTCGCTCCCAGCCCGCGGGGTAAAAGGGCGGCAAGACTTACAATTTCAAATTGATAATGTCACTGGCGAAGCACTAACGAAAGTAAATCAAGCCATCGATGCGGGTGTGACAATTAAAGTAATCTACCGTGTTTATACGGTAAGTGATTTAACAGAACCTGCAGAGCCGGCGATTGAAATGAAAGCAGTTGATGTACAAGCCACAGCGCTAAGTTTAAATGTAGTTGCCTCATTTAATGACTTGGTAAATAAAGCCTGGCCTAAAAATCGTTACACTCCATCCATTGCCCCAGGGCTCAAATACTTCAGTTAATTATGAACCATATAAATGATTACCTAAGCGTACCTTACGTTGATGGTGGTCGAGATATGGCTGGCCTTGATTGTTGGGGTCAGCCACGTCTTGTGCTGCACAATGTATTTGGTAAACCGCTGTTTAAATCGTTTGGCCATGTAAGGGCCGATGATAAAGCCAATTTAACAAACGCCTACAGTAAGCTGGTTGATCAGTTTAAACCTTGCCAACCTAAAGAGCAGGCGCTTGCGTGTGGGTTTAGAGGGCAAAGTTTAATACACATGGGCTTATGTGTTTTTATGGACGGGCAGTTACACATACTGCATACATCACGTAAAAAAGGCCCATCTATTGTAAAAGTCGCTGACTTTAAGCGGTTATTTTTTGAGGTTAAGTTTTATGAGCACACAGGTTGAAGTTAAGGTTTATCCTAACAAACTTGATCTTGATTTATTCGAATCCTGTATCGGTTTCGTGGGTCAAACATTAGATGATTGGTTAAAGAAAAATGTGCCTGACTATTTTGAGTGTGAACAGCCCTTATTTAGTGTAACCATTAACGATAGTCATTTACTTCCTAGCAAATGGGCGACCTATACTTTTAAATGCAATGACGATATTAAGTTAATTGTTGAAGCTAAAGATCCTGCAACAATTGCTTATGCTGTGATTGCAATTGTAGCCGTAGGTTATGCAGTTTATACAGCCAACCAAATTCCCGATAACTATAACTCAACGACTCCTGACGGCAGTAGTATTTATGATGTAAACACTCAAGGTAACAAACCTCGTTTGATGGGTATTATTCCAGAAGCAGCTGGTCGCCATTTAATTTACCCCGATTACTTAACCATGCCGCGCCGCGAATACATTGATAACGAGCAGTGGCTTTATTTAATGTTAAGTGTCGGCAGTGGTGAGTATGAAATATTGCCTGAAGAGGTGTTTATCGCCAATACACCAGTTAAAAGTTACACAGGTGATGTGTTCTATGAAATATTCGGCCCTGGTGACGATGTAAGTATTCATGAAGCACATCGTAATGTTTATACCTCAAGTGAAGTAGGCTCAACACCAGGTAGTACGGGTATTGAGTTGAAAGGTAAAATAACCAGCACTGGCGGCGAAAATAACACATATAGCTACTCGTTTACTGGTAAGCAGATAATTGCCTTTGAAGAAGAGTATGAACCAGAGATAGGTAATTTCAAACATAGAACGGCTTTACCTTTTGAAGAAGGCGAAATTGTTAAAATTCAATATGCTAACAATCCTGAAAACGATGGTTATTACGAAATAATTGATAAAAACACTCAAGGCAATGAGCTTAAAAAGTTAGATGGGCAATATCAAGAAGATACAACTTGGACGGGCTTTGTAACTGAATCTAACTCTTATGCAAAAGTATTTACTGAAGACGGGGGCGGCGATGGTGAGTTTAATGGACCATTTTTTGCTGTACCGGAAGGAGAAGCAACTGATCAACTATGGTTAGATTTTTCAATGCCTAGGGGATTGGGAGAGTTAGACGATGACGGTAATTTTCAAAATCGGTCAGTTAATATTTTAGTTGAGTATAGAGCCGAAGGTGCGCTTGAATGGCTACAAGCTCCAACTATTTTATTTTCAAATGCAACAAATGACCAACTAGGTGAAACAATACCAATAACCCTACCTGAAAAAATACGGCCTGAAGTCAGAGTAAAGCGCACAACACAAGCAAGTGATGATACCCGTATATATGATGATGTTTATTGGACAGCATTAAAAGCCGAGCTTGAAAGTGCAACAAAGTATGATGGCATGACAACCCTCGCAGTGAGAATACGTGGTACCAATAACTTAGCCGGATCTGCTGAAAACAAATTTAATCTTATTGCCACGCGTGTTTTACCTGTTTTTGAAAATGGCGTATGGAGTGAGCCAAGGCCCACCACAGATATAGCTCCATTTTTTGCACATGTAGTAAAAAGTGCAGGGCATACAGATAGTAAAATAGGTTTAGAGGCAATAGAAGCATTACACGCTATTTGGCATGAAAGGGGAGATGAATTTAATGCAGTATTCGATAGCGAAAGCACCATGTTCGAAGTATTAAAGCGAGTGCTTGCTGTTGGCTTTGCAGAGCCAACCATTGATTATGGCCAAATCACCCCAGTGCGCGACCAAAAGCGAACTATCTACAAACATATGTATCAGCCTGATAATTACATAGGTATGTTAAAGCGCTCTATAAAACTGATAGATGACGACGAACCTGATGGTATAGAGGTGGAATACTTCAGCCCAATTACATGGAAGTCAGAAACTATCCTGTGTTTATTACCAGGTGATTTGGGGATTAATCCAGAAAAAGTAAGAGCATTTGGCATTACAAATCGAGACAAAGCTTATCAATATGGTATGCGTAAGCGCCGTACTCGTCGCTATCGCCGTACACGTTTTGACTTTAAAACAGAAATGGATGCTCTCAATTCACGCTATTTAGACTACTGTGCACTTGCCGACGATATACCAGGCTTTGAACAAACAGGTAGGGTTTTGTTAGTTAATGGCCGCTCAATATTTGTTGATGACGATGGCTTGGACTGGCAAACAGGCGAGGCGCATATATTAGCGCTCAGAAAGCCAGACGGTAAATTATCCGGCCCATACAACGGCACAAAAGGAAGTGCTAATAACGAAGTGATAATTGATGACGACCTAGACTTCACGCCAGTATTTGACGGCTCAATAGAACCACCTTTGTACATGTTTGGTATCAACGAACGTTGGTGCAACGGCGTATTAATTCGCGATATAAAACCATCATCCACAGACCAAGTAAGCGTAACCGCAGAGTTAGACGATGATAGAGTCTATTTAGACGACGATAGCACCGCACCAAGCGAAGAAAATATAGTTATTCCACCCATATATTCTTAATAACAAAAAGCCGCAGATTAGCGGCTTTTTTTTTTCTTGTCCCATCTATTGAACATGCCGTTAAGGACAATGGCAATACCTAACCCTATTAAAAAGCCAATGATGTTACCGTAAATGGTTAGCACAGCGATTAGCGCTATTAAAAATAACGCTACAATAATTTTTAGAACTCCTGACATCGTTTCTCCCTAAATATTTTTTATTATCTAATCATAAACATCGTAATATGCGAATTCAATTTTAGCTACTGCTGAATCTTTATTTGATCTGGCGAATAAATATTTCTTATGCTTGAGAGTGTGTTCTGGGAAGAAAGTAAAAACAAATAATACAAATATAATACAAATATAGTACAAATGAGCTTTTAGAAGTTACATTTTAATTTGGTGTAAGTGCAGGATATTAAAGGGGAAATAATGGTCGGTATGGAGAGATTCGAACTCTCGACCCCTGCCACCCCATGACAGTGCGCTACCAAGCTGCGCTACATACCGACGTTGTTTGCAATAGTACGTGTATTTTTTTAAAAATCAATAAGCGATTGTTTGTTTGGGTGTTTATTACGCAAGAGGCCTAAAAAGGCGCCCTTGCGGTGTATTAATTAGCTAGTCTTTATTTAGCCACTTTTTGATCGAGTCATACATCTTATCTCGTATTAATGGCTGAGCTTTTTTGTTAGGGTGTAAACTATCGTTTTGCATTAGCTCAGGTTGGCTGGCAATATCGAGCATAAAAAAGTTCATTAAATGCGCATTTGTTTCTTCGCTAACGCGCGAAAAAGTGTCAGTAAACATTTTACTGTAACGCGGGCCGTAATTAGGGGGAATGTAAATCTCCATTAAGGCGGTCATCGCATTAGCTGCTTGGCTTTTTTGAATAAGAGACGTTAAGTTAGTTTGCATTTTTTTAACTGGGAAACCACGTAAACCGTCATTAGCACCTAGCTCAATAAGTACATGAGTGGGTTCGTATTGCTCAAGCAATGCATCTAAACGGCGTAGGGCTCCACCAGATGTTTCGCCACTAATACTGGCGTTGATAAGTTCAATGTCGGCTTGTTCGTCATCGTATTTATCTTGTAACAATTTTACCCAGCCTTCTTCTTGTTGAAGTCCGTAGGCTGCGCTTAAACTGTCACCGAGTATTAAAATCGTGTTTTCGGCTGCTGCGCTCAGCGGTTTGATAACTAAAAATAAAATGAATACTAAACGAAGGATTGAATGAGTCAT